TGGTATCAACAACTGTCTAGCCAAGGATGGACAGAATACTCCGATTGCTAATCTTCCGATGGCAGGAAACCGTCACACTGGAGTAGGCAACGGAGTTGCAAGAACTGATTATGCAGCATTAGGACAGGTTCAGGATAGTACTCCGATGTGGGGAGGAACGTCTGGCGGTACTGCTACTGCTTACACTATTACTCTTAGCCCAGCTATTACTGCTTATGTTGCTGGCCAGCGCTTCTTGTTTATCGCCGGTCTCACCAATACTGGTGCGGCTACTTTGAATGTCAATGGAATTGGAGCTAAGAATATATTTCTTCAGTCTACCAATGCTGCTGCTCCTACTGGCTATATTCGTGCTAATCAAATCTGTGAAGTTGTTTACGATGGTACTCAATTTCAGTTAAGCCAATCATCGGCAGAAATTCAAAGCAATTCTGCAACGTATCTTGGACAATCCACTGGAACTGCTAATGCTATAGTTCTTACTCCATCTCCGGCTATTACAAACGCTGGATACACTGGATGTTTTGGTTTTTATTGGTTTGCTAAGGATGCAACTGCTAACACTGCTGCATGTACAATCAATATAAGTGGGCTTGGGGTTATAAATTTAACTGATAATGCTGGAGCAGCATTAAAAGCTGGAATGCTTCAACCTTCATCTTTTTATCTTTTGAGATTAAATGGAGCTAATGCATATATCGTCAATCCAAGCTCTGTTTGGCAGGCATACACTCCAACGCTAACTCAATCTGCCACAGTTACGTTTACAACAAACGAAAGCAACTACAAACTAATTGATAATAATACAGTTGTTTGGGTTTTTTCATTAACTGTTACTGGAGCAGGAACTGCCGCGAATGCTATTCAATTGACGTTGCCTGTTACCGCAGCATGGTCAAATGCATATAGTTGTGTAGGAGATGCGCTTATTTTGAAAAATTCAACCGTATTAACTTACACAGGTACCGCAGCATTAACATCAACTACAACATTAAAATTCTTTTCTGGATCTGGAACCGCTGCTAACTACATTGGAATTGCTCCAGCAATAACACTGGCTGCTGGAGACGTTATCTCAGGAACTATTACTTATAGGGTATAATATGGATTGGAATGATTTTGTTGGAATAACTGAAAAAGCTGACGAAGTTCCAGCAGCTTATTTGATTGAACGAATCAAGATTTGGCGTGATGCTGAACTTGTTGCTACTGACTTTACGCAACTTCCCGATGTTAAGGTTGATAAAGTCGCTTTTGCTAAATATCGGCAAGAGCTTCGAAATTTATCATCTCAAGATGACGATCCTAGACAGTGGGTATTTCCAGTTAAGCCATGAAGCTAAAGCTCACAAGAACAAGCGAGTGTGATGGTTCTACCTTTGGCGTATTAGCCATTGATAATCATCCCATGTTTGTTACTTGTGAGTTGCCTTGGGCAAATAACATGCATGAGTTTTCTTGTATTCCTGCTGGCAAGTACAAGATAGCTGTTAAGGATTCTCCAAAGTTTGGTAAGTCTTATGAGGTGTTACATGTGCCCGATCGCGCTGATATTCTTTTCCATGCTGGCAATACTCACGCTGACACACATGGCTGTATCCTATTGGGCTTAATGTTTGGTAAAGTTAACGGGCAGGCTGCAATCCTTTCAAGCAGAGCTGCGGTGGCTAACTTCATGGTTGAACTTGGCGGTAAGGAAGCAGAGCTTGAAATTGTATGACTGGTAACGACATAACAGAATTGCGATACTGGTTGGACCTGCTGATTAAAGCGATTATCGGCATAGTAGTTTCGGTAGTAGGATTGGACTATCGAAGCATGAGAAACTCCCTGGAGGAGCTTCAACAGTCTAAATACTCTTTGACAGTGCAGGTGCAGGTTATGCAATCTGAGGTTGCTGCTATCAAAGACCGTTTAGAACGGATAGAAGAGAAGCTAGATCGTGCGTTGAGCAGATGAAACTTGTCATCCTTGCTGTGATGATGTGTTGTAATAGTTGTAACTTAACCCCAAAGGTAATTATTTGGGACCAATTACGTTCACCTTGTTTAAATGACAACGGTGGAATGGCGAGTACTTCCATACATGCCAACATTGAGTTTTGTCGGCCTGGTCATGGAATAATTATAGGAGCATCGAAAAAGCTATGAATAGCATTGTGATGTGGTTGTTTTCTCAAACGTCCATTGGCAAGCTTGTAGACGGCAAGAAGACCGTTATCGGAGCTACGTTTATAGTGCTTGGGAAGCTCCTAGAAGGGCTTAACCTAGTGCTTCCTATGTTCCCCCAGGTAGCATGGTTAGCGAGCTTTACAGCTGGTTTAAGCGCATTCTGTGAGCAAGCAGCTCCTATTCTTGACCATCTTGGGTTGGTTGCGATTAGTGCCGGGCTTATCCACAAGCAAGCTAAGGTTAATGCCTAGCAGTTCTTGTTTTTGACTGGTCGGTACCGTTTCTTTTTTAGCTTTGAGTTGTCGTTGGACGGCAAAGCCATGTGCGCTTTTGTGTTGTTTTTAATGTAAGACAACACATAAGAGAATTGGTTTTTTTCCTCTACTTGCTTTAGGTGCAAGGCGAATTGTTGAGCTATCTCAGCTCTTAGCTTATCTGCCATGCCTTCACCGTCCTCATAGAGATGGATAGCCAAGTATTGCAGGTTAAACTCCTCTGGAATCTTTTCAAATAGAAACCAACGAAGCCTATTGAGTTCTGCCACGGCTTTTATGTTGAATGTCTGCAAAGAGGTCGGGGTAATTTCTTCTCGGCAAGACAGTTGCGCTAGGCCACGTTGAAAGTATAGGTCAAAAAAGAAACAATAGTCCTTAATAGCCTTCTCTATTACCGCAAACCATAAGTTGCGTTCTGGTGAATAATCGTTTCGTGGTTCCATGCCTGAAAGTAGATCGCTTCCCGCCTTCATAATTTGTTTGCGATATACTTATCAAGAATATCCATAGCCTCACCTGACGACCAGCATAGGACGGCGTAGTTGCCTACTGCGTTAAGATGCCGTAATAGCTCCATCTGTTCGGTGCTAGCTTTGTTAGGCTTTATTTTCATCTCTATATAAAGAGCATGGTACTTTTCGTTGGGAACGGGAACGCAGATATCAGGAACGCCTTTTCTTAAGCCTGCCCGTTTTAGTGCTACACGGCGGGCGATTGAGGCTTTGCGTTCGTTG